TGCCGAAACAGGAAATACACTGGTGTTGGTTGACAGGGTAGATCCAGGTAAGCGGTTGGCTAGTAAAATAAAAAATGCAGTTTTTGTGTCAGGGGCTACTAAATCGAAAGCAAGAAAAGATGAATATGATGAATTTGCGATTACTGATGATAAGGTTGCTGTGGCGACTTACGGTGTGGCCGCTGTGGGTATTAATATTCCTAGGATTTTTAATTTGGTTCTTGTGGAGTCCGGAAAAAGCTTTACAAGGGTTATACAATCAATTGGGCGAGGCATTAGACGAGCTGAAGATAAAGACTTCGTCCAGATCTGGGACATAACGTCGACTTGTAAATTTGCTAAACGACATTTAACTAAACGCAAGCAATTTTATAAGGAAGCAAATTATCCTTTTAGTATAGAAAAAATCGAATGGCAATAAAAACTTTAGCAGTTTGTGGGTGTAGCTGGAGTGCAGTAAGTCGGCACAAGGATTACAAGAATACTCATTGGAGTGAATTATTAGCAAATGAACTACAACTAAAATTATATAATTTAGCGATCCCCGGCTCATCCAATTTAATTATCAGATTGCAAATAGATAAAGCTATAGAATTGAATACCGATCTGATTATAATCACTCCAACCTCTCCAGATAGAATTGAAATTCCTAATAAGTTTGTTGATGAACCAGATAGAATTAGTTATGACGATGTAAATGATTATACCACCGATGGAAACAACAAATATTTGCGTTCATTGCCACTATGGGATTTCGTGAATAAAAAAATTCCGGGAATTGAAGATTATGTTAAACATTTATATTCTTCGACTGTAAAAAAACAAATAGATCGTTGGATCATCAGAGATGGGATACATCAAATAAAATTAAAAAACATACCATATATTATTCAGCCCCAATTATTATGGGACAAGAATATCGACATTGATTCAGATTTGTATCAAATTTCCAATCAAAAAAATATAATTGATAATCAGACTTGTTTGTTTTATAATAGAGTTCATGAAGACAACAATTTTGATCCTGGTTATCATACCAGATTAAAAACTCAAAAATTGTTCTCTGACAGATTGCAAATTTTAATAAAAGAACTTAATATATAAACATGAGATTACTAACATTAGAAAATACCAGCTACGAGCTGAATGAAATACCTGAAGAAGTTGATGACATTAGATTCTGTGTACTAGACAATTCCGACCCTAAAGAACCCGATTATTTTTTTATACCCCTTATCTTTTTAGAAAGTTTTAATAGTCCGGCATTGGTCCTTAAAATAGGAAACAGCATAATCAAAATGCCCATCGATTGGCAACTGTTAATTGGTGAACCTGACTTAGGAGATCTCGAAGTAGTTCCATTAACATCTATTAACGACAGGGGATTTAGTGCATTTGCGTTTAATCCAATGGCCAGTTTTAAACCTGAGTTTTTTCCAGTTGAAGTAGTAGACATTTATCAAGATGTAAAATGGTATTTCCCTAAACTTAAACCTGGACAAATGTTGGCAGTGCCAATGGAGACAAATAAAGATAAACCTTTATGTGTTTATTTTGTCAAAGACATCAGTCGTCAAAGCGAAGTAGTTAACTATACAAAGGCATGGTAAAATGACCAAATATACAGAACCAGAAATGTTTCAAGTATTCGATAGGCTAATTCGAATTTATTTAGAAAGTTACCCCGATGATAAAGAAGCAATGACCAGATTTATGAGGTGGTCGTTCAGTCAATACGGATACGATTTTAAATCTACTTTAAACGATGAGTAGTCTTAAACCTGGGGCTACATACATTTACGAACAAGCCAACGGTATAGTCTATGCCAGGGAAGCTCATTCATTGGAAAGAATAGAAATCGGCAGAACGCCTGACAGAGTTAAGAACGATCAATTGGAATGGGATTTATGGAAAGAAATAGTTGAGCAAAGTAAATTTAATCCTGCTTTACAATCAGAGCTAGAACGTGTTAAAATATTTTATCTTTTAATGAAGGGGGATGCAGTAGAAATACAGCATCATCCAGTATGACAGACAAATTAAGCATCAACAATGAAATGGCTCAGCTTGATATGAAAAATCGAGAATTTTATGATGAGCTCACAGAAGAAGAACGTAAAAAATTCAGCACGTATCTCATGATGAAGTATAGTGCCAACGTAGAAGGTAGCACAGATTTGCAAGCCTGGTATTTGTTAGCCAGCAACGAACGAGTTAATATAAATTTCTTTGATTTTAATAAACATATCAAACTGCAATGGCTATCTTGTACTGCTGTCAGTCCTGGCATGGGTAAACAAAGACACTATTGGCTAAGTTCTAAGAAAAAAGAAGGCAGTAATACAAAAATAATTAAGTTTTTAACTAAACTTTATCCCACTTTAAAAACAGATGAAATTGAACTTTTGGATGAAATAAACACAGAAAAAGAAATCAAAGAGCTGGCCAAAAACTTAGGTATGAGTGATGCTGAAATTAAAAAGGAACTAGGGTGAGTTTTGTTTGCAAATATTGCAATAAATCGTATTTGAAAGAAAGTACGCTGATTGCACATATGTGCGAACCCAAACGTAGGTGGCAGCAACAGAATGAAACAGGAGTTCAACTGGGCTTTAAATCCTATCTACGATTTTACGAAATAACTCAAGGAAGTGCAAAGCTAAAAACATATGAAGATTTTGCAGCTTCGTCTTTTTATCTAGCTTTTGTAAAATACGGTAGGCATTTAATCGCTATTAAAGCAGTTAACACTGGCAGTTTTACTGAGTGGTTAATAAAAAATAATAAAAAATTAGATCACTGGTGTAAAGATGCACTATACTTAGAATGGCTACATCAATATTTAAAAAAAGAAAATGTGCAAGATGCCATAGAGCGAGCGCTAAATGAAATGCAAACATACACAGACGCTGACAGTATTTTGCAAAATAATTTTACTAATTATTTTAGATTGGGATCAGGAAACAGGATAGTACATCATATTTCCAACGGAAGAATAAGTCCATGGATTGTATATAACTGTGACAGTGGAGTTAAGTGGTTAAGCGGGTTAAATGAAGAACAACTCAGAATTATTATGGCGTGGATTGATCCAGAGTTCTGGCAGAAAAAATTTAAAGATTATGCAGCAGATGCAGAGTGGGTCAAGGATATTTTACAAAAGGCAGGACTATGAAATTTAAGTCAGACATTGATATCGATTTTGCTAACAGAGATCAAATTCTTGCTTTGCTTAAGCATACATCTGCTAGTATTCTTAAAGACGACAAATTAACCAAGCATAACACTGGCGTATACTTTACAGAAATTCCAATCGACCCTTTTACAGGACTGTCTAATTTAGAATACCATACAGCGGAAGAACGAGGTTATTTAAAATTAGATTTTTTAAATGTGGGAGTGTATCAGCAAATTCGTGATGAGGATCATTTAACTCAGTTACTAAATCAATCTCCAAATTGGGCAAAACTTTATGATCAAAAATTCTGTGAGCAGTTAATTCATATTGGTAATCACTATGATACTTTAATTAATATGCCCGAAGCTGTGACTAGTATACCTAGAATGGCCATGCTATTAAGTGTTATTCGTCCAGCAAAAAGACATCTAATAGGTCAAAACTGGGAAGAAATTGCCAAAACAGTATGGCAAAAACCCAACGATGACAGTTACTTTTTTAAAAAATCACATGCAGTGGCATATGCACATTTAGTAGTAGTGCATATGAATTTACTGACTAATGCAGAAGATGTTATTAACCGATTCGTCGAACAAGAGTAATACTTCTTCTTTTTGAACGTTTTTGTGCAGATTCTTTAAGACTCAGAGCCGGCCCGTATTTTAATTCTACGTCTTTACTGTTAAACGTTTTCAGTGTTGATCTGAACTGAAGCCAGTCTGCTTTTAAAAAAATATTAATAGGCACCAGTCGATTACTTTCCCACCACCATACTTCTCCCAGTTCTAGATATAAGCGTTTTTGCTCTGGGGTACGCAAAATTCCAAAGTCGTAGACGCTGGTTATAACATCATCTAAGTTTTGGATGATTCCTACATATTCATTTCCCCCGTAAGTTAAAAAACTTAAAAAGGGATACTGGTCTAATAATTTTTGATGATCTATTTCCACAATGATATTTATGGTTTGATGTCGACGTGGTTTCGATTCTGAAAAGCAGCTAAATATGTGATGCAAACCATCATAAGCTACTACTACGACAATACAGTCATTATTCAATTTGACATTGATTCTACTTGTTTGGTTCCAGTTAGCATTTCGCAAAGGAATAGAGTTGTGTACACAAGACCAATTAAGATATATAAAGGCATTACTAATATTGTAAAAATAGCAGTGCAAAATTCAGATCAAAAACCTATTGATATCACAGGGCATACCCTTACTTTTAATATTGTAGACGATTATGTTTTTGCAAATGCCAACGTCGTCTATTCTAGCAACGTGACAATAAGTAATGCATCTGCAGGTTTGGGATACTTGGCAATCCCTGGGTTAGACTTAGTTCAGTTGGATAGAGAAAATTATAATTATAATGTAAAAATTAATACATGCTGGGGTAATGTTGTCAGTTATGTAGATGACAATTACGGTGCAGCTGGCCAACTGCAATTAAATTCATCAGCATATCCAGTTGAACAACCACTTAACTTGGATCTTGGTCAAGTCGGAGACGGGACTGTCAGTGCTATGTATGATTTTGGTGAAATTTAAGGATTAAAAATGAGTTTAGAAACCCTATTAGGAATACCATGCCCAACTGGACCGCAAGGCCCACAAGGACCGCGCGGTCCACAAGGAGCACAAGGTCCGCAAGGAGCACAAGGAGCACAAGGTCCACAAGGAATTCAGGGATTGCGCGGCACCCAAGGACCTACTGGATCGCAAGGTCCCACTGGATCGCAAGGTCCCACTGGCGTCACTGGCGTGCAGGGCCCACAGGGAATTCAGGGGCCACAAGGGCCGATTGGACCTATTGGACCTATTGGACTGAATGGAACGCAAGGTCCACAAGGACCACAAGGCCCTGTGAGTAATGTTATAACAGCAAGTTCAGGAAATGTTACTATTACAGCACCTAATGGTTGGGTGAATATAGGGCCTTCGGGAAATGCTATTTCAATTCCTGGCAACGTCAGTCTGCCCATGCAAATTGGCCCAGATAATAATCCTATAATTGTTCCTACTAGTTCCAGTGGGCAACCTATTACAATCGGCCCGCAGGGATCTCCTGCGTTAGCCGCATATGCAAATGGGTATGCTGTATTTGGTATTCCTGTATCTGACGAAGGAGTATTAATTTCTTCTAATATTGCAAGCATTAATTTTAAAGGCAACGGGATAACTGCAACAGCCAATGGCTCTGCTATTACAATTAATGTTGTATCATCTAATTCTACGTTAACCAGCGATCCAGGAATAGACAGTTATAGTGCTAATATCAGATTAGAAAATGAATATATTACCAGTAATGTTGTGATAGCTGTGGGTAATCTGGCAGGAACGTACGGTCTGGGAATTTCAGAATCTGGAAACACTATTACTATATCACACGCAGATACTAGTAACGTATCGAATATTTCTTTGGTTTCAAAACAATTTATTAGTTCGTTAAATTTTGATGTATACGGACATGTTGTTGGCGCAACTGCAAATAATCAAAGCACTTATACTCTAGAATCATTTTCTACAACAGAATTTAATACAGTTAATTTAAGTATTAAAGACTCGGACAATATATTTTCAAATATTGGATTTAGAACTGGTAATGTAGGGGTTACTCCTGGATTAGACATAGAATCATCTGGCAACATTATTACTTTTAAACATGCCGATACTTCTAGTATTACTGGAATTACTGGTAACGCTAACTATTTTGTCAACAGCATTACCCTTGATCCTTACGGGCATATCACTGTTATCGGTAATGCCCAAGTAACCACTTATACACAACAATTTGGAAGTCGCTCAGGCGGCGCAAATTTAATTTTAGCTGGAAGCGATAGCTCAAACAGCAACGTACAAATTGTTTCGGGAGCAGGAATCAGTATTAGTAGTAATACTAGTTCGATGGTAATTTCTGCAGTGGGCGGTGGTGGTGCAGATGTTATAGTTGAATTAGGAAATGTTTCTGGAAACGTAAACATCGACAGATCGCTGGGTTCTATTTTTAAAGCCAACGCAACAGGAAATATAAGTTTACAATTACCATCAAATATCAGTGCTGGTCAAAGTTTCACTTTAATTGTTAAACAAGATTCAGCAGGATCCAGACTTGCCACTTATAATGCTGACTACAAATTTGCTGGAAACTTTAGAACACTGAGCACTGCGGCTAATAGTACCGACATGTTAAACATGTTTTACGATGGTTACGTCATTTATACTAGTCTAACTACAGGATATCAATAATGAATTTTGGCAGTAGTAGATTAGGTTTTTGGTATAATAAACCCGCTGATCGAGGATATAAAAACAAGATTGGGGTTTTTTATGATCCTCTGACCAATGGGCCCGGCGGTAATACCGATTATTATAATTCTGGAGATGCAAATCCGCCGGTGAATTTATATCCAAATTTGGCTGCAAGAATTAGTGCTTTAGGGTATACCCCTAGTTTGATTACGAGTTATTCTGCTTTAAAAGCGTTAAATCTTTACGAATATGCACAACTTTGGGATATAGGTTATGCAAGTCCTTATTTGACTAACCCCAACGATCCAACAGCAATTTTGACCAGCTATCTTCAGGGTGGCGGCGCAATGTTCATAATGGGAGAAAATTCAAATTTTGGTGTAAGAGATGATTCGGTTGATACATTTATAACTGGATTGGGTGGCGGAAATGTTGTTAGAGGAACCACTGATTATCCTTACAGTGTGAACGTGACCTTACAAGCTGAGTTTTTGTTATCTAATAACAGCAATTCTGTGGATTTTGCCCGCCCCGGTGTGTTTTCACAAGTGGGATCAGGAACACCAATGACTACTGCATTCGTGGACAATGAATATGTGGCTGCTATGTGGACAACGGGTTCCTTATTAGCAGCACCCACAGGCACAGTGATGTCAATTTTAGATGTTAATTTTTTAAAAGGCAGTTACCCTCAAAATGATTTTATCGACAACACGATAATATCATTGAATAGAAAGTAAACGAAATTTTGATAAGTACGATAATATAAACAGATTTGGGATATTTAAATGAGTAAAACAGTCCAATGGAAACGCGGTAATGCTAATGTAAGTGCTTCTTACATTGGTGCCCAAGGTGAAATAACAGTTGATACGTCCGAATGGGGTCTGCGGGTCCATGATGGATTGACAGCTGGTGGCTATAAGATTAGTAATGACACTGACGATAATGTTAATGTCGGTAACATAAATATCAACAATCAAACGATCCAAGGTAAAAACAGTGATCAGGATGTACTGATTGGGGCAACAGGGATTGCTAATGTTGTTTTATTTGGACAATCAACTGTGGTCGATAATGACATATATGTACAAGGCAGTGGAACCATTGACGGAATTTTAATTCAAAATTCTACTATTTCAACAGTTAATCCTAATGTTAATTTAGTGTTAACTTCTGGCAATGTATCAACTACTGGAAATTTTTACGCAAATATTCTTAGACTTAAAAATGAAAACTTTTACATTGCAGAAGTTTTTAGCGGAGCACTGAGCAGAAACATTACCAGTATATTTTCTGGATTATCATATCCGCAAGATATTACCGTAAGAGCAAATAGTACAATTGTTGGATTGCATACATCAGCTGTGGGCACAGTGGGATTAAGAACGTTTGCTACTAACTCAGTTCCTATTACCATCGGTGGGGATACATTGGTTCAAGGCAATGTGACTGCAAATGGATATTCTGCCCCGGAATATTCAAGTTACTTGTTTACATCTAATGCAGCATCTGTATCGGGGCTTACTCACAGAATTTTCAGCAATACTTCTAATGTAAACATTGTTAGCATACTGCATGACAATGCTGAAGTAGCAAGATTTTTTAGCAACAATCAAACCCAACTAACTGGTAATTTGATTATTACTGGGGGTCCTGGTGTATCTAATCAATCTGCATTCCCTGAGGCAAGACTTCAAATTTATAGTAATGTAAACTCTTACAGTCAAATAGTACATCAGAATTTGAATACACAATCTTTATCTAGCTCAGATTATGTGGCCACAGCCGATAACGGTTCTGACACAACCTACTATATTGACTTAGGTATTGTTGGTAGATTACACGACGATCCTGCATTCTTTGGTGATACTACTACATTCAATGATGCTTACCTATATGTAGTAGGGTACAACCAAGCTGGCCCAAGTTTGGGTAACGTGGGTAATTTAATCATTGGCAGTACTAACGGGTTAGTTAAAACATTTATCGGTAATGCCGCTCAAGCAAATGTTGTTACTGTAGTTGACAGTACAGGATTGCTACCTGGTGCTAATGTTACCTATAATTTAGGCAGTGCTACAAGACAATGGAAAGATCTGTGGGTCAGCAATAACACAATTTACATAGGTGGAGTTGCACTGGGTGTGAGTGCAAACGGTAACTTAACTGTTAACGGTAATGTAATTTCTGGTGCAGGGGGTGTTGGGCCACAAGGGCCACAAGGTGCGACCGGACCGCAAGGTCCGATAGGTAACACTGGACCGCAAGGACCGCAAGGTCCGATAGGTAACACTGGACCGCAAGGACCGCAAGGTCCGATAGGTAACACTGGACCGCAAGGACCGCAAGGTCCGATTGGCAATACAGGACCACAAGGCCCATCTGGACCACAAGGCCCATCTGGTTCCTCATATACAGATAGCAATGTTATATCATTGTTAGCATCGTTGGGCTCTAATACTGTTGTAACATCAGGCAACATCACTGGCAACTATTTTATTGGCAACGGTAGTCAGTTGACTGGTATAACTGCATCAGCCAACACCGGCAATGTGACCTTTAACGATCAAGCAGTTGTAGGCACCGGTAATCCAGAAGGTGGCGGCGGCCTGTATTTGGCTCCAGGCACCGAAAGTGTGGGCAATTTACAATATATCCGAGTGCGTGGTGGTGATGTTGCCACACACATACACCTTGATACTGGTAATAACGCTTATTTTGATCAATACTTTGGCGACGACAGCAAGTATGTAAAACTAGAAGCTGGTGCAACAGGTAACATAATGATTGGTACCAACGCAATCAACTGGAACTTTGATGCCTCTGGTGACTTGACTGTGCCAGGCAATCTAGTAATCAATGGTCTTACAAATGTATTTGGATCAAATGTTGCATTGTTACAATCGAATCCTGATCTACCATTACTATCAGTATCAAGTGGTAGTAACGGTGGTGTATCAAGTCTTTGGGTAGAAGATGTTGCTAACATCGGCACTAGTAATATAGCGGCAGTATATGTTAATCCTACTCCAGGGTCAAAGATTGTTAGAATAGCAGTAGGACAAAATGGTAGCCCAGGTCCTTATCTATGGGACTTTAGTACAACCGGTACACTAACAACGCCCGGTAATATAACATTACCCAACGGTGCAGTGATCCGAGACACAGCAGGTGATGCAGTGGCATTTGGTTCAGGTGCTGGCGAAACCACACAAGGTACTTATGCAGTGGCTGTTGGAACCCAGGCTGGCTCCGCCACACAAGGCGCGGGGGCAGTAGCCGTTGGACTGCAAGCTGGCCAAAATGGTCAAGGTGGTGGTGCAGTAGCAATTGGTGCTGGTGCTGGTCTGATTGACCAAAACGGTTCAGCAGTGGCCATTGGCTACGCGGCTGGCGAAACCACACAAGGTGTTCATGCGGTGGCCATTGGTACCAGTGCTGGTCGAACCTTACAAGGCAATTACTCAATCATCCTGAACGCCACTGGTGCCAATCTAAATGCAACCACAGCCAACACATTCACAGTGGCACCTGTTAGAAATGATGTGTCTAACGTTGCCCAAGTAATGTTCTACAACACCACTTCAAAAGAAATCACATACGGCAATGTCATAAGTGTAGCTGGCAACATCAATGCCAGTCAATTCAATTTTGCCAACGGTGTAAACATATTGAGCACAGTAGCAGGTACATATGGTAATGCCAATGTGACCAGCTATTTCCAAAGTCTAACATCACTGGCACTTGGCTCAGGTGCAGGTGCCACAGCACAAGGCCTCGGCTCTGTTGCACTGGGCCTCAACGCTGGCAAT